AACGCCGCGCTGCGGGGCTTGGTAGAAACATTGCGGGAATACGCGCAGTCATTGGCCTACGAGTGGGCATGGAAGCGCGACTCCTCGTTGGCGAACGACCGCGAAATGCAGGCACTGGATGCCGCCATCGACGCCGCCCGCGCCGCGCTGGCGGGCAGTCCCGACAGCAATCCCGACAAAGTGTCGGGACGCAAAACATAGAGCGCCGAACCCCTAAAACATAGTTCTACCACACAAAAGGAGACAATGACAACAAAGATGATGCCTCATAGCATTGAGGCAGAACGCACCGTGCTTTCCTGCATCGTGCTTGAGGGTGCCCTGCATTTAAGCAAGGCACTAGACTTCAAGGTGGGTGTTGACTGGTTCTTTCACAAGCCGCACCAAGCCATCTGGCGCACCGTAATGGGGTGCCACGCCCACGGCAAGCCCTTGGATGCGCACGTCATCCTAGAGGAACTGCGAAAGGGCGATCCTACCCTTGACAGTGTTGGTGGCGTGCCGGGGTTCAGCGAGGCCACAGCCTACGTCGCCACCTCAATGGCATTTGCCTATTCCCTTGAGCAGCTCCGCGAATGCTACCAACTAAGGCAAATAGCCATCATCGCCGAAGACACACGCGAGGCCGCGCTCATACGCAAGGCGAGTCTTGACGACTTCGTGGCCAAGATTGGCCGCGTGCTTGCCATCAAGAACAGTACGGAAAGCTGCAAGAGCCTAAGAGACGCAGCCTCCGACTGCATCGGCATGGTGGCGGACATTCTCGCCGGAAAAATCACCGAGGAAAATAGCGGCATGGCTTGGCCGTGGCGCGACTGGAATCGGGAGCTTGGTCAAGTGACGCCGGGAGAACTTGTGGTGATTGCCGCCCGCCCCGGCAGGGGCAAGAGCAGCGTGGCCAGACAGGTGGCATGGGAGTGGGCGCAGAAGTATGGCAACGTGCTGTTGTTCTCGCGTGAGATGCCCATAGACCAACTTGCCCCGCTCTTTGCCCAAGTGCGCAGCGGTGTCAGTTGGCGCGAGGTGAGGCGCGGGCTGGCCCACAAGGCCGATGCCGCAAAGTTCACTCGCGGCCTTGAGGAGGTGGCTGGTCTCAAGACGCTGCATGTCTTCGATCAAGACCGCACCTTGGCCCAAATCACGGCTCGTGTCGAAGCCTGTCGCACCTTTATGCCTGTCAAGGCAATCATTGTTGACTACCTCCAGCGGTACGACCCCCAACAGGAACGAGGCGAGACGCGGGACATCGCCATTGGCCGCATGACAATGGCCCTCAAGGACATTGCCGTCAGCCTCAAAATACCCGTGGTTTTGCTCGCGCAACTTGGCCGCGACGTCGAGAAAGAGTCACGCGCTCCGCGCCTGTCTGATTTGCGCGAGTCCGGCAACATTGAGCAGGACGCAGACCGTGTGCTGTTCATCCACGCCCCAGAAGAACGCAGGGACGGCAGCACGCAGGACTTGCTTGACCAGAGCATTGCTTCAATCGAAGTGAACATCATTCAGGCCAAGGGACGCAGTGACGGCGTTGCCATCGTGCCAATGGACTTTCACCGTCCGACAACAAGTTTCCGTCAGGTTGCGTTTACCGCTTGACGAATCAACAAAACCACTACATAGGTAGCAGCGAGGATAAAAACATGGTCAAAATAAAAGAAGCAAATGAAATAGACGAGAAAGTCTTAGGGCTTTCAAGCATGGCATTCGACGCCGCAGCCATAATGCACGTCGCCCAAAAGTACCTGCCAGGGCCAGCGTGCCCCGAACAGGAGCGTTGCTACAGGATGATGCAAGAGTTCTGTAAAGACTTTGAGGCGCGAACCGGCCTCAATCTTGAGCGCACCTACCGCAGCTTCGCCAAAGAGGAGGATAAAAACAAGTGAAGACCAGCGATTGCATTGATCAAATTTCACCGGCAATTCTGGCCGCGCAAAAGCGGATTGAGAACGCGGCAAAAGATGCTCGAAACCCGCACTTCAAGAACACGTATGCCACCCTTGCCGCCGTCATCGAGGCCGTCAAGTCACCGCTGAATGACAACGGCATTGCGGTTATTCAGGGTGTGGGCGAGACCACGGCTGGCACGCTGCAAGTGAGCACCCGCCTCTTGCATACGTCCGGCCAGTGGGTTGAATCAACCTCCAGCTCCCCGCTTCCCAAGGCGGACCCGCAGGGTGTTGGTTCTGCCACCACCTACCTACGCCGCTATTCCCTCGCCGCCCTTCTCTGCATCACGCAGGAAGACGACGACGGGGAGGGGGCTCGCCCGCAGTCTGCACCACAAGCAAGGAAACAGCAAGAAGACTTCTAACCTCAACCACAAACAACCATAACCATGAGCAAGCAATACGACGACACTAACCGGGGCGTTCTTTTCCGCGACAGCGACAAAGAAGAAGGCTCCAAGAAGCCGGATTACACCGGCAAAATCAATGTGAACGGCAAGGACTATCGCCTCGCTGGCTGGCTGAATACCGGCAGGAGCGGCGTCAAGTTCCTGTCTCTCTCCATCAGCGAGTTCAACAAGGACAAGGCCACGCCTGCCAAGAAGCAGGCCGATGACGAGGGGCCGTTCTGATGCAAAAGCCAGACCCGGCCGATGAGGTAAAGGCAGTAGGTGCCATCCTCGCCATCACGGCTGCGGTGTGTTACATGCTGGTTGTCATATTTTGGCGGGGTTAGTATCCACCGGAGGGGCGCGCATTCCGTGATAGTCACGCGCAAAACATAAACAAATAGACAAATGCACTTCTACACAAAAGACGGAAAGCCCGCACACTTTCAGCCCACCAAGAAGGGGGCTAAGAACCCAACGAGACCAACCACCATCAGGGATGCCAAGGCTCTGAAGCTGTACCCAAGCGTCACCGAAATCCTGAAGGTGGTTGCCAACCCCGGCCTTGAGCAGTGGAAGCTGCGCAGGGTGGCCGAAGCCGCAATGGCCAACATTGCAATGGCCGCAGAGGAGTCGTCGGATTACGTCAACCGCATCATCGACACGGCTTTTGACGACACGGACAAGGCGGCATCGCTTGGCGAGCGCATCCACGAGAACATTTCGTGCCTCCTAAAAGAGTTGCCGGTAAAGCACCCCGACTGCCTTGCCGAGTCAGAGGCGGCAACTCACAAGTTGGTTGAACTTGGTGTTGTTCCATTGGACAGTGAGTTTGTAACCATCAACCCGTACCAAGGCTATGGCGGCACGGTTGATCTGCGCTACGAATATACGAGGCATTCGTTTCGTGGCATTGGAGACTTCAAATCCACCAAGACCTACCCCGGCGAGCCCGTTGTTCCGAGGCAGGGCCAATGCGCCCAGATTGCTGCGTACATCGCCGCCCTCAACGATGGCTTGATACCCGACAACTGGGACGGGATGAACATCTACGTCAGCACGACAGAACCGGGGCGCGTAGATGTCATCAGCTATGACCGCGAGAAGCTGATGTCAGAGTTTTCCTTTTTCCAGCACGCCAATGCCATTTGGCGGCACCTAAACGACTACGACCCGAGAGCACAATGAAGCTAACAAACGAAAAACAAGACGAACTAGACTCAACCGAGTACGCAGTGATGCTGGCCCTCGTCAGGGACATCCGCGACTGCGAAGACGCAATCGACCAATTCAAACTCATCGAGCGATATGAGGCATTTGTCAAAGCCCGAGCAACCCGACTGCGAAGCGAAGACGTTCCAGCCGGACGTTAGGCATGTTAACGACCTCGTTTTCGAGGTGGGGTCATCCCGTAAGGACGGCAAGCCCTACCTCTGCGACCTGTCAAAGCACGGCGGGCTTGGGCAATGCGAGTGCCACGACTGGACTGGAAGGGTCTGGCCCCGCATCAAAGACGGGCTCAAGTCATACGACTACCCACATGCCGAAAGGCACAACTGCAAGCATATCCACGCAGCAATGCTGTGGCTGGCAAGAGAAGTGATCAAAAGGAGAACATGAACATCAAGATAAACAAAGTGGAGAATGGCTACGTCACCCAAGTGGAAGACCCGTTCCTGCGCACCCACGTCTTCACCAGCGCATCTGCGCTGCTGCAATACGTGCTCGATGAGATTGGCGACGAGCCTAACCGGGACGTGCTTCTAGTCCCAAAAGAGGAGATTGAAGAATGATCAGCTACAAAGGAATTACCTACTGCTCTGGGGACGGATGCACCAAGTTTGATGGCTGCGACCGCGCCCTCACCAAGGAAGTGATTGAGTCGGCTAAGAAGTGGTGGCGCGGACCCAACCCACCCATCTCAAGCCACGCCAATCCCAAGCAACAAAAGTGCCACTCGATTAACGATACCAAGCCATGAAAGCCTCACTCAACTTTGAGCTTCCCGACGAGCGGGTGGATTATCTGTCTGCCCTGCATGGTGTTGATGCGTTTGCAACCCTTCAGGATGTTTGGAACATCTGCCGCAGGGTCATCAAGGATTCCGATAGTTGCTCCGGTGTGCAGCTTGCCGAAAGAATCAGGAATGAAATTGGAGAAACACTAACTAAAATTGAGCCATGAAATACGAAGTACGATATGCCGGGGACTATTCAGTCTCCCAACTGCACTCCAACCACGCGACCCGCGAGGATGCGGAAGCCGCCATTGTAGACGCCAAGACCATCGCCATGAAGGCGCGCACGGAGTTCTCCGCAAAGGTGGCCAAGAGCCTCAAGGTGGTGACCAAATGAGCAAGCCAATCAAAGACGGCGGACCAGCGTTTCCCGGCGTGAAGGAAATCGGACGCAAGGACGTGGTGGACATTGACGCACGCGAAATTTCCTACGACGTGCCGCAGTATCAGCACCTGCCGGGCATGTCCCTCCGCGACTACTTCGCGGCGGCGGCGTTGCAGGGATTGCTGGCGGCAGAGACAGAGGAAAACGCTTTAGGTTTTGAACAAGCCGCACAGTTGGCATACGAACAGGCCGAAGCCATGCTGGCCGAGCGGGCCAAGGATCAATGAAGGACAAGCCCTATTGCAATGGACAATGGACCCAAGCCAGATTCCGATCCTTCGTCATCTCCGCGCTTAGGTACGCATCCTGCCGATGGGCACCCAAGCACACCGTACTCAAGGAAGCCCGCGTTGGTAGAAACCAATACAGGTGTGCCTCATGTTCCAAGGTTGTTGGCAGAAGGCTCACGAAGGTTGACCATGTTCGACCCGTGGTGGACCCCGCCACCGGCTTCAACGGATGGGATGAATACATTGCGCGGATGTTCGTTGAAAAAGAAGGCTACCAAGTGATATGCGATGGGTGCCATAAAACAAAAACACAACAAGAAAGGGAGCTACGCAAGTTATGCGCAAGTTCATGATAGTGTCAGACATTCACGGGTCTCTAAAGGACGAGACTGCCTGTAACGCAGCCATTGCCTGCGCCAAAGACTTCAAGCCCGACATTGGCGTAATTGCTGGCGACCTGTTCGACTTTGCCGCCATTAGAAAGGGCGCATCTCTTGATGAACAGTCCATCTCAATGAGAGACGACTTTGACATGGGGATTGCGTTTGCCAGTGAGTTCTTTGCAACCGCCACCGATAGGCATTTCATGCTTGGCAACCACGACGTCCGCGCTTGGGACATGATGGAAACGCAGGATGCCGTAAGGAAAGACCTTGGAGAGCGGATGGTAAGCGACATCAAGCAGAAGATAGCCCTGAATATGGGGGCCAAGATTTACCCCTATGACGCCCGAGCTGGCGTCATGTCCATTGGTCACCTGAAGGTAATTCACGGCTTCCACACAGGGGTGTCCGCAGCCAGCTTGCACGCCAGAGCCTACGGAAACGTGGTGTATGGGCACGCCCATAGCATCGAGTCCTACAACATACCCAGCCTAGACCAGCGCGAGGCCCGCTGCATTGGTTGCCTCTGCGGGCTGAACCCCGACTATGCCAACCGCAAGACGGGCAAGCTCCGCTGGGCGCACGGCTGGGCAATGGGTTACGTCAACGACGATGGCACCTACTCCCTGTTTCAAGTTCGCGGAATAGACGGAAAGTTTGCAGCACCAACAGACATAAAGGAATACTAACATGCCAAACGAAAACGTATGGGACCAAATGGATGCGCTACTCAACTCCAGCGCACCACCAACCGGAGATGAATGGTTTTCTCCCGGCGAATACGCAGAGCATTACAAAATGCACCATCGTTCAGCCTGCAACAAACTTAGCTTCTTGGCCAAGCGCGGTATGCTAGAGGTGTGGCGCGGTCGCATCCCCGGTACGACTGGGGTTCAGACGCGCTACAGAATTGCCAGCGGTCTGGACGCCGATAAAACATTCTGACAGTCAGAAAACGCAAGGAATAGCATGAAAATGAATGAGACGCAAAGCAGCACCGGCAACCCGGTGTTCCGGTTCAATCAAAACAACACACCAAATGCGCTCGTCTATCGCGGCGGGCTCATTGAGGAGGTTCCAACAGGCGGAAGACTGTTCTCTGTCATGTCGGTTGCCACCGGCGACTTCCCCAAGTGCCCCAAGTACGGCACCATGATCAAGTGCTCATGGGAGGACGTTGGAGACTCGGCAAACGCACGCTTCTTCATGCTGCCGTCTTCGGCATTCAAGAGCCGCAAGCTGTCCGACTTCGCCTCTGCCGCTACTGCGTAGCTCCCTCTCTTGACCTCAGGATGAGCTGGCGATAGACCTCTGGCGTGATTACGCGGGTCTTCAGCAGCTTGTCCCTCAGCTTGTCGGCAAGCTCCGGTCTGGCCACCATAGCCCTGTAGATGGCGTCTGCGCGCTCACCATCAGACGTGGTGAGCCCACCAAAGAGCTTGGTCAGCGAGTCGCCGCCACGCGCATCGTTGATGCGGGCCTCCTTGTATGCGCCAACCAGTTGCCGCAGGCGCATCGGGTCGCCACCAGATCGCGCACGCAGGGCGGAAATCGGGTCACGCTTGCCAGCCTCGGTTGACAGGGCGTCCGCCACAACCTCAGAGGTGGTTTGCGCAATGCCCCTAGGCATTGGCACGGTGTAGCCAAACACAGCACCGGCAATCAGCTTGTTTGAAACGCCTGCCTGACGGAACGCCCCTATGATGTCGTTGTCAGTAATCTTCCCATCGGTGCGCTCGGCAAGACGCTTCAGCGCCATGTATTGCTCGGCCAGCTCGCGCTGCCCAATCTCGTACCGGCGAGCGCGCTCCCGATAGATGGCGTCCTCGTCAATGCGCTCAAACTGCTTGGTGGTCGGGTTGTAGTTGTTGGTGATAACCCTACGGTAGCCCGTTACCTCACCGTTGATCGGGTCCACCGCGCTCCTGATGCGGGAGGTGGCCGACTTCAGGATGTCAATGGTCTGCTGACGAACGCCAAGGAATCGGAGCCCCTGATCCTCCAGCTTGTAGACGTTGCCCAACTTGCTCACGTCCCCGCGAAGCGACTTCTCAATGCGGGATGCCGTGCCGCTTACCACTTGCGGCAGAAACGCCTTGGTTAGCGAGCGCTCAATCAGCTCGCGGTTGCTCCTAGGCTCGCTGATTGGCACGTCCGTGCCGTAGTAGGTGTTGGTGATGGCCTCAACAGCCGGGGTCACCAGTGGGCCAAGGTCGTCGCCAAAGATGATGCTCTTTACCTTCGGAACAGGGTTCTCACCAACAAGCGCCGTCTGTATGGCGTTGGCCATGTTGGAGTAGGGCAGCAAGTAGTTGATGGGCGTGTAGCTGAACGTGCCATCCTTGCCGTTGATCTTGATCAGGTTGGCCCTGTCAGCCGCAAACTGCGGCAGAAGCGTTGCGATGTCCTTTTGGTCTTGCTCTGTGGTTCCAAGCCATTGGCTTGCCGTTACTCCCGCTGCGGCTGTCCCGGCACTAACTGAAATCAACCCAGTTATGCGCTTTGTTGCTGCAATCACCATGTTCCTACCGCCCCCAATTTCAGATGGACTCGCCCCCTTGTCCAGAGACCTCTTCATTCCGGTGTAAAGCAGATTTACTCCGTATCGCAACTGGTTGGCGTAGTTTCGTGCCACCTCAAACTCAAATGCCCCGAAGGTGTTGGCCACAGAGACCGCAGAAGCCTGACGCAGGCGTCTTGGAATCAGGTCGTAGGTGGGGAAGTGGTCTTTCGTGAGACGCGCAGCCATGCGCTCAAGGTCGTCTGTGCCAAGCCCTAGGTTGAACTTGCTGATCTCCTCAAGGTTGTGGCGGTAGAGCGCGTAGCGAACAGCCGCATCTGGCATCCCGTAAACCTTGCTTGCCTTCTGCAACCACTTCTCGGGGTCGCTCTCCTTCAGCGACATTCCCATAAGAGAGCGCAGTTCCTGTATTTCAGCTCCGCCCTGAATTACGCCAAGGCTCCTCAGCTTACGAAGCTCTCTGGCCATTTTGATGTTTGCGTCCGCCGACTTCTCACTGATAAGCGAACGGGCGTCCTTTGCAGCGAACCTCAGTCCGTCGTAGATGAATCTGGTGCTGAACTTACCCGAAGACATGGCAAGCGCAAGATTGCCCCACGCCTGCGGCGCAATGGCCTCCAGCGTGTTGCCAACGGTCTTGAGCGCCTTGGTTACCGTCGTTGCCTTCATCAGCGTGCGCGCAAACAGGCCATCGCCGATGAGGTTGGGGTCCATAACTTCCTTCCATGCGTCGGCCCACTCCTTCGGAACATAAAGGTCCGCAAGTTCGCGGTGAAGAACAGGGTCATCTGCCTCAACGAGCTTGACGTATCCCGGCTTCAACTCCTTTGATGCGATGCCGGAGCCAGTGAGGATTTTTCGGACATTCTTGTCGTGCTCATGGTGGAAGACAAGACGCGACTGCGCGGACAGTGTTTGCTGAACGCGCTTTCCAGGGTCTTTCACCTCTCCAAGCCACTGTCTCACCTCAAGTGGCAAGTCGTGCTTGTGCTGTGTGATTGAGGTTGGCGACTTCGTTCCGCCAATGCGCAGATTGGCCTCGCCACTTGCCATGAAGGCAACGTCGTTAGCCATGCGTGCCATCATTGCGTCGGCTTCCTTTGACGCCTCATCTAACGTCTTCTTCCCACCTGAGCTTGCAATGATTCCGTCTCGGATCTTCTTCCTCGCTGCGTCAAATGTTCCGGGTGCATCCCAGTCCTTCCCGCGAACTGCCCTTGGGTCATGCGCAGCATAAGCCGTGCGCAGGTAACCACCGGCCTGCTTTGCGATTTCCTTGCGGATTTCGGGATCAAGGTTTCGGTACCTCGCGAGGATTTCCTTGGCGTTGTCTGCCACAACCGACTCGTACTCAGCAACGTACTTCTGAAGGTTTGTAGGAAGCGTTGCCCGTGATGCCGTCTTGTCCATCACGGCAATGGTCTGCGCAAGCAGGGCGGCTGGGTCTTTAGACTTCTTGATCTCGTCGTTGATTAGGTTGCCAAGGTCCGTCCCCTGTCCCGCTGCCGCCTTCAGTTGGTCTTGAAACTCGTTTGCGGCAATCTTTGTTGCCTTGCCAACAATGACCTCTGGGCCAGCAATGGCGTGCCTCAGCTTGTCCTTGTTGAGCCCCATCAGCTTGCTTGGAACGTGCGTTGCGCCATAGGCAGCTAGTCCATACCCCACCGCTGTTGGTAGTGGGTTGCTATTCCCCTTTGCCACCTCGTCGTTGTACGTGTACGCAGTCGTTCCAATTAAGGTAGTGAGCTGCGCTGCATTCGCCGCCAGCTTGTTGGTGATGAACCCACCCTTGAGGACGTAGCGACCCTCTACGCCACCAATGGCTCCACCAAAGGCAGCGCCAGCAAGGGCCTGTGTCCCAACCTCCTCCCATGTTGGCAGCTTTCCCTCGTCCACCAGTGTGCGCACGGTGTCTGCGGACGCAGCCGCCATTCCGCCCTGCGTGGCTCGTAGCATGGCCGTCTTCCACACGGTCATGCCAGCCTTACCGGAATGGAATAGCTTGCCAACAACAGCCGCAGGGGGCGCAGAAAGCACGCCAGCCGCAAGCACCTCGCCGCTCTTCACGTCGTCCTGTCTGCCCTCTGACACGTCAAACAACTGCTTTACGTAGTTGCCAGCCGCGCCACCGGCAACAGCGCCAAGTGCTATTCCGACAGGCCCACCAAACAGCGATCCGGCTAACCCACCCAAGATGGCACCTCCGGTCTCTAACCCGATGCCACGAATGGTGTTGGAAATCTCGTCATTGAATACAGAACCAACCGGCCCGTTTCGCGTAACGAGGGCCTTACCATCTGCCGCTGCGGACACGGAAGCGTCATAGGCCACCAGCTCTTCCCACTCCTTTTCCGTGGGCGGCTGTGGCTTAGTCCACTCGTAGGTGCGGCCCGATGGGGATTGGAACTTCATTCACAGATTCTACCCAAGCAAGTGGGTGCTTAACTACTGGCCACGAACGACCCATCCTGCTGGCTGTCCAGCCGGGATTGCTGGCTTTGGGGTCTGCGCACCGGCTGTACCACCAGAGCCGCTTTGGCTCGGCCCCTTGGCCATGAACTGAGCCTGTGCCCTTTCATATGCTTGCTGAGGAGTCAGTGCGCCAAGACCGGTCTCATCCTTGCCCCTTTCGTACATGTTGCCAAACTCCAAGAATGTCATCCTCACCTGTTCTGGAAGCAGATGCCACGGCGTGCCGGTTGCGGCCCACCTAACCTTCATCTCCTCGTATGCCTGTGATTCGTCTTTCTTTTCGCCTGAAACAGATCGCGCTGCCGGTTTGTTAACAGGAAGCGTCTGTCCGTTGATGCTTAGGAACTTCATGTCGCCAACATCAATGATCTTGTATTCCTCCTTGAACGCACTGTTTGCCTGCTTCAGGAAGTTGTCGTCAATTGTTCCGCCCTTGTTCAGGTATTCCTTAATCAGGGCCTCCTTCTTTTGTTCTGAGGTTGCGCTTACAGGCACGGTCTTTTCAACGACCTTAACAGCCGCAGAAAGCAGCTTGCTGGCTGGCATTGCCTTCACGGCGTCCTCAAACGTGGGCTTGCCCTGCCTGTAGTCTTCAAGGGCGGAGAACTTACCACGGGCATATTCATTCAGGCTTTCAAGCTCTCCCTCCTGCCGCTTGATTTCTGCGTCAATCTTCTTCACAGATCCGCCCCTGTTGGCAATAGGAACACCTAAGTCAACTGCGCCAATGTTGGCGACACTCTTCGTGGACTCAAGCGTGTTTCGCTGGGTGCGTAGTGCTGCCAGTGTGTTCTGTATCCTGTTGGCGTCGTTTACGTAGTCATTCCTGAACTGGACGATGCGGTTTTCATCCAGCTTGCCGTCGTCCTTTACCCAGTTGGTAATCGAGGAGGGAACCCTAACAACGGCCTCCTTCTCTACGTTCCCCTTGGTTCCGTAGAGGAAGTCGCCAAGCGACGAGGTTGGCGTCGCGTATGTCTTTGTCACAGACCTCTCAACCCTGGTGCCTCCAGCGAGGTTGTTGGCCTTGGCATATGCAGCCGTAAGGGCTCTCATGTTGTCTTCCTGCCTCTGGCGAATCGCCATCTCCTGCCTGAACGCATCCTGACGCAGGCGCTCTGCCTCGGTTTGCTGCGCAATCAACTTCTGCTGCGCGTCGAACTCCTGCATCTTCGTGGCAAAGGCCAGCACGTTGGGCGCTCCAACGGCCTTGATGGCCGCAGCAAGTGCCTTCTGGTCCGGCGCACCACTCATGTCCACTGGAATGCCAAGGCTCTTGGCAAACCCCGGATTGGTCTTCAGGATGTTGCCAATCATCGAGGTGGCGGCTTCGGTTTGCTTCCGCTCCTCCTGCTTGGCCATGAAGTTCTTCACGCCCTCAGACATGCCCTGAGCAAGCGCAGCCCCGCCTTCCGCAATGTTCTGTGCGGCAATGCCCATCCCCTGCGAGATGGGAGAGTAGTCAACGCGACCGAGTGCGGGATTGATAGTGGAGCCGAATGCTGGCATGGTGCTTAAAGTTTCATGGAGGCGTTGGGATTTGGGGTGCGATTGAAGATGCTTCCCCAATCTATGCCACCCAGCATACCACCAAGTCCCTGCATTGCCCCGCCCATCAGCCGGGAGTTGGCGTTGATGGATGCCCCGCCCAGCGCAGCTTGTCCGCCAGCAACCGCAGCGCCATAACCAGCCTGATTGGCCTGCTGGGCAAGGGCAAGGTTGATTCCGGCGTCAGGATTGAAGAGTTGCGGACCCTGTATCCCAGCCTGACCCTGTGCCATTTGAAGGAAGTTGGCACCCATCGGAATTGCCGCTGCATTCTGGCCAAAACCAATCATGTTGAGAGCCTGCGGTAGAACGCCCTGTGAGAAATTGAGCATGTTCTGCGTGTAGGCTCGGTCTGCACCAAGCATGGCCTGCTCACCGCCAAGCACCGTGCCCAAATTAGAGAACTGCTGCTGCGCCTGTTGGGCCGCAAAGTCACGGTTGGAAAGCTGTGCCCCGAGGTTCTGCGTTGCGCCAAACTCAAACCCGCGCTGCCCAGATGACTGATTGGCCAGAGCCGCCTGAAGGTTGGCGGCTTGGTTCATCTGTTGCACGTTCTGCGCGTTCTGGATGTTGAACATGCCAGCCTGCATCCCCGCGCTCTGGTTTGCCAGTTGTGCCTGTAGGTTTGCGCCCTGATTGGACTGCGAGGCCGCAAGGCCGGTGCTCTGGTTGGCGAGATTGGCCCGAAGGGCCGCATCCACGTTGAACGTACCAGCCTGCAAGGCCGTGCCCACGTTGCCCTGTTGACGGGCAATGTCGGTTCGGAGGACGTCCGTGGCGAGTGCCTGACCGGCCTGTTGCGCCCCAAGAAGCTGCTGGTTGATGCCCTGCGCAGCAGAAAGGTCTTGATAGGTACGCTCGCGGGCGGCACCGGCACGGGCAAGAGCCTCGCCAGCAATGGATGCGTTGTCGTTGAGCCTGCCGGAAGCCGCAAAGCCCTCTCTGCTGCCTTGCGTAGCCGCACGAATCTCCTGCGGGGAAAGCTGACCGGGGGCTTGCGCCATACCAAGCCCCTGCGTCTGAAGCGCCTGAGACAAAGGAGAGAGCTGCTGCGCCTGCAATGCCTGCTGGTAGAGCGACTGACCAAGAGCACCACCACCAACCTGCCCTGCCTGCACTTGACCGGCTGCAATGCGCTCGGCTTGGATTTGCTGCGATTGCACCTGTTGCGGGGTAAGCGTGCCGCCGGAAGAAATCTGGTCTGCGGAAATTGGCGAGAATCCGCTTCCCGCCTGCGGCATGACCATCGCTTGCATGGGGGATTGCATCGCAAGTTGCCCCATGCGATTCAGATAGCCACTATTTTGCCTGCCCCCCATTGAGACGGCATCATTGTATGCACTACCAAGCAGCGGGTTGGCTGCGAAATAGGCCGACATCGCCTCCGGTCCATACGCCTTGATCTGGTCAAGCTGGAACTCGGTGTTCTGAGTCTGTAAAGATTGATTGAGCGCGGCTGCACGTCCCGCCGCCATGTCCTGAAGGTCTAACGTGCCGAAGTAGCCATTCTCCCCGCCAACGCCAACCAATGCGTTTTGGAGGTCGCGCTGGTTCAAAGCCTGATACTGCGGGCGGAAGGTTCCTTCTGCATCAATGATGGACCGCTGGAGGTCGGGATTGGTCATCGCCCCCATGTAGTCCCCAATGGCCTGACCAATGTTAATCGGCTGCGGGGCGTTAGCCGCCATCTGGCCAGCAATGCCCTGTGCCGCCTTCTTCTGCTGGTTGGCTGCAACCATTGAAGCTCCCGCCCCGATGAGTGATGGCATCGCCTGTCCGATTACTGGAGCTGCTGCTGCTAGTGGCATGGTTAGGCGAAGTAGAGGTTAGACCAGTCTTCTCTGTTGAGGGCGTAGATGGACCCGCTGCACGGCTGGCCGTTGCGGATAGCGTAGCAAATCTTCTCGGCAACCCTCTTCCACTTGGCCACCGCCATCATCATGCGCATGGCCGGATTGGCGTCCAAGACGCGGGTAATCACCCCACGGCAACCGGTGTTCATGAACAGCCAGTCAACTGCCTTCCAGCCCGCAGTCAGCGCGCATTGCCCACGGCACTCCTTGTGCATGGCCGTGTGCATTTCGTACACGCCTTCAAACTCGGTCTTATGGTAGAAGCCGAAGAAACCGCAATAAGCACCATCCTTCCACACACCAAAGAAGACGTTATGTGGGTCTGCCACTAGGTCTCGCATGGAGAAGTTGTCTGGCGTGGTGTCGTCAGAGATGGCCTCCCACACGTCCTCGCGCCTGATGGTGCTGTCCATGAGGGCAATGTCCCTGAATGGAGCAACGTGGATGTTGGCTACTGCTAGTGGCATTATGCAAAAAACTGTGTCTGCGAAGCCAGAACCGTGAAGGTGGCGGCTGCGGTTTTGATGATGGTGTAGACGTAGGCGTCGATTGAGGATGCGTTGCCTGCGGTTGGTGCCGTGCCGCCAGACCACTTCGGAGTCACCGAACTGCCGTCAATGGTGAGTCCGCTATTAGGCGTCCCGGCAGAGGGGTAGTAGGCCGTGCTCCCCTGCGTAGCCAGCACGGCAATGGTCAAGGAGTCTCCGGTTGCCATGACGCTGTTCAGGGTGACCCCAGCCACGCCGCGCACGTTCAGGGTCCAGTTGTCCAATGCGTTCGCCGTGTAGTAGACAACCGACCCGCCAAGTGCATCGAAGTTCACAGTTCCGGTAAGGGCCGTTGCGGAAACCGTGGCCTTCTCAATCACCTCGTAGAGCGAGGTGGTGCTGGTGGCAGAGAGCGATGTGAACGCACCGCTAGACGGAGTTGCCGAACCAATAGGTGTGCCCTGAATCGTGGTTGCGCTGAGTGCCCCGGTGGTGTCCCACGTAGGATGGCCGGTGCTAAGTTTGGCCGGGGTGACGCCTCCGTCCTTTACAATAATCGCACCCCCGCTCACCTGAGTGGTGGAATTGTCTACGGCACCCGTCGTGTTAAACGTGGCATCGTCAACAAGGTTGTTCAGGGTTGTAGCGGTGGGCGAATCGCCGGTTGCGAATGTAACGCCTTTGCTGAGAATGGCCACGTTAGGAGGTCTGGGTTATGGTTGGGTTGGTGAGCGCGGCCTGAACCCTTGCTGCACGCAACTTAGGACGTCCGTTGGTCGGGTTTATCGTAAGCTGAATGCCGTAGCCGCGCTTGTTGCCGATTCTACCACGGAGACTTGCATCTTCAGCCACTGCCAAGTTTGAGCCAAGAAGGGCACTTACGGTGGTCAGCGTCTCAGAGCTGTCTGGGTTCTCTACCTCCACCGCAATGGAGGCGTCGCTGCTTTCGGAGGCAGACGACTCAAGGTGGATGCCGTAGCTGTTGAACTTCTTCCGTTCCATAGTGCCAAATGTGTATTGGCGCAAAGTTACAGATGATTCGACAGGATAGGTGGTTGGGTCAATCCCGGCGTACAGCGACAGGTAGTCGTTGGCGTCCTCTCGCCCGTCTAGTACGTGGATAGACCCAGATGGGGAGATGGTGTAAATGCTTGCCAAGCCCCCGTTCTCCCCAATTAGGAGATTCTGGATGCGCCAGCTAGTGCTGTCCACCGTGTCCATAGACTCCCACCCTTGATTGAGGAAGTTGTAAACCAGCAGAGCATTGTTATCGGTGTTGTTGTCTAGGGGCACCGCAATGTAATAGCGGTTGTTCAGATAGGCGGCAACAGCCTTGTAGGCATAGTCTGGGTTGATGCGGGCAATGGTCTCGTTAATTGACTCCGACAATGGCACGCCTGCCCCTCTTAGATTGTAGAGGTCGCCAAACGCGGCAGCGTAAACGCCGTTGTCGGAGAGGAATAGCACTTGGTTCCCCACTTGCACAATGCTCTTGCGCGCCACACACCCCAATTCGCCCGTGACCAAGTTGACGGTCGTGTCACGCAGCGAGCCGCTAATTCCAGAGATGAGGTGAATGGAGCGGCGATTGAACACCAGAAGGTTGTCCTCGGCAAACGCCAGTCCGCCCACCAAGTAGTCAGCCGTGCCCGCCGTGATGCGGAACTGGTTCTCAAGGTGGTCGTAGGTGTTGCTGTCGAGGATGTCGGAAGCAATAAGCTCGTCGCGGACATTGCGGTCGGGCGCTCCCGTGGCGTCTGGCTCATAGCGATAGGGCACCCACAGCCTGCGCTGGTGGTACAAACCCCATGCCGGATAGGGCATGTGGATGAAACCAAGCCCGTCGCTAATGCGCTTGGACCACACCACGGCTGTAACAGAAGCATCGTCCACTTGCGCCACCACCTCAAACTCGATGTTTGAGTTTACGGCACTTACGGTGTATTCGCGGCTCTCCTCAAGGTAGGTAGCGCCACGGTCAATTACCCACACCTTGTCGCCAACCGAAAGCCCGTGCCCAAGTGCGTGCGTCACCGTAGCCACCCCATCAACAATAGTTGTGTTGGCCGCATCGTTTAGGTACTGCGGCTGAGAGTAGACGCCGCTGGACACCGCAGTGAAAGTAAGTGAACCGGACAGGTCGCCGTCCCACTCAAGCGCCACCTCTCCATCTCTGAAGATGAACACCTTGTCGAAGCATTGCAGCAACTCTACGTCGCCGGAAATGGACACTCCCGCTGGGTAAGCAATGGATGTTGAAGCACCCCCAGCGACAGGGGTGGCGATGGCTTCTTGGTTGGTCGCCCTGATGATGTAGTTGGCGCTTTCGGAAGAGGGGTCGGAGAAGATGCAGCTTCCGTAAACTCCTGTGGTCTGGGTGGACGACAACGCAGCGGCTTTGACATTTCCAGTACCTCCATATGTTTCGCTTCCAGCACCACCGGGAATGATGAACGTAAAAGTATCAGTTGCCGTCACCGTAATAAGGCGATTGCCATTTGGATCAACCGTCCCAGTTAGGCCGTAAACGTAAACAAGCGTGTCTGAAGAAAACCCGTGCGCAGAGGACGTAACCACCGTAATTAGTCCGTCTGCCCCAGAGGTCGTTCTTGTGGCGGATGAAATAGAGACAGGCGTACCCGAGTAGAGCTTCCACACCGCAGGGTCTGTCAGGCGAATTGAGCTTGTGTTGGCCGTAAGCGTTGGCCCAAGCGAGTTGATGCCCTTGCGCGTCTGCCACGCCCCGTCAACATCCATGCGCCCATTCTCAGACACAGCCACCTCGCCGCGCTGAAGCTGATCTGGCCGCAACCGATTGTTGATGCGCACAAACCCCGTGTCGCCATCCTCGTTGATGACGTCATCAAGCTGGCCAAACTTTGAGTATCTAGGCATTATTGAAAGCGATAGCGAACTATTACTATTCCGTCTGCTGGCGCAAAATAACTTCCACCGCCGGTACCAGAGTTGGCCACTGGTTCGTCTTCACCACCGCCGCCAACGGCAAAGGTGTCAGAACTTAGCGGAGTTCCAACCTTGCCAGCGCCGGGGGTTCTGTATGAGGCTGCGCCACCGGCCCCGCCACCAGAAGAGCCAAGCATACTGCCACCAATAAGCTGACCAATTCCACCGGCATATCCGTATCCACCGCTTCCAGAAGTCGGCTGCGTTCCCGCACCGGCAGACATTGAGGATGGCGGTCCACCGGCACCACCGTAAAGAACGCCAGCCCCACCACCAGACCCGCCGGGACGTCCATTGGTTGCGGAGGCACCATATCCACTTGCACCACCAGCACCACCACCGATTGCGGTTAGGCCAAATCCGGTGGTGTTTCCACCGTCCCCTCCGGTTCCGGTTCCACCTGTTCCTATAGAAATTGCATAAGACCCGAGACCAACAGACACGCCCTCGCTGATGATCATTCCGCCAGCCCCGCCTCCGCTGTAATTTCCGCCGCCCGCCCCGCCGCCGCCAACTAGCAGTATGTCAATGTATTTGGATGATGGGGCTGAAGTTACTATGAAATTGCCGCTGGCTGTAAACGTGTGGTACTTGTAGTCGGCACCAGTGGTGATGACGCCACCCTCGGCCGCAATGAAGGACGCCGCTTCAATCCCGCCAAACAAACCAAACCCCCTCGCGGACGCTCCTCCGATTGTTGATAGAACAGGCATTGGGGAATACTACCATCTACGGCCAGTAAAGGGTCTTCAAGTCCAATCCCGCTCCTCCCAAAGGTCGAGTGCCTTCTCGGCGGCTTCGATGTTGGTTGCTACCCAAATCTTGTCAATCTCTGCGCCGGAGAGCCGATCCTTGCTATCATCGACGCAGCGACGCAGAGCGGGGGCCAGTTGCTCGCACAGCGCACGGGAACGGTTGCGCTGGCCTTGCAGGGCGTTTGCGTGAATCCGCAGCCTGTGCGCCTCCTGCTCCATCTTTTGGATCGTGTGTTCTAGGGTCTGGAGCCTACCACGGCACAGCAATAGGTCGTGTTCCGTACTCATAGCTTGAAAATAACAGGGATTGCAAATGCAACAATAGAAAGACCGCCCATCGCCAGCCAGACCCGCTGCTTGATGGTTTCCACTGTTGCGCGCAGCTCCGTCATTTCTGCCTTGCAAGCACGCAATTCCGAGCGAAGCCCGTTGCTTCCATCCACTCCGACAAGCATGATTTTGAACTTCAGAATCTCTTCTTTGAGTTGCGGAATGGTCTCAATGGCCCGCACCGCTTCGCTCTGCAAACGGCGGATGGACTGGATTTCGGTGATGAGTGCTTCACGACCAGCCTCAGTATCCTCCGAGTATTGCTGGGCAATCATCCGCACAGCCGCTTCGTTCTCCATACGCGACGGGCAACGGTCACAGGTGTCCCGGCGCGCAACACGGAGGAAGTGATCGTGGCAGATTGGAACCACCATGTCTCCGCGTTTCATAGGGCGACGGTGGGCTTGGCGAGGCTCACGCCAAAGCCCATCGGGGCAATGGTAGCGGAGGCTTTGATGCGGAAGTCGCCGTTCGCCGCGTCCACGTATTCGGAGGCGTCGTCTGAGTCGGTGGTGTAATTGACCTCCGTGGTGAGGTTGTTGCCTGTGTTTGTGAAGTTTCCGCTTGTGTTGTCTCGGAGTCGATTGTCCCGTGCGAAATTCGGCATCAGATTAGTGTTCCCATCAAAACCATAGGCACCGTTGCCGGTGATCATGCAATTTTGGATCACGGCA